TTTTAAGTAGGAAGAAATTATTTAGTGGGTTGACGATCCCTCCACCTAAGTGGTTGAAGCCGACTGTCCCTAATTCGCTTTCTTTCTCTCTGTTTGGCAGCGTTCTTCAGTCTTTGTTTTCGTTGTGCTGGCTTCTCGTAATATTCTTTTTTCCTGTAGTCGTCTAATTTACCACTACGCTTCATTTTATTACGGAAGTTGCGTAAAAGTCTGTCAAAATTATAGTTAGTGTTGTTCGGAGGTCGTTGCATATATTAGATTCGAGTTGTATCGAATGTCCAGCCTCGTCGTCTCATGTAGTGTACCTTAGAAGTTATCGCGCTCGGACTTTTGTTGAGTCGAGCAGCCAGTTCTATATTCGATATAGTTCCGTAATACTTCTTTAATTGGCGTAATTCCGTATCAGTCCACTTGTTATTTATAATTTTCATATGACTATTATAGCAAAGTGAAGACCTATTGTCAAGAACTATTTTCAGCAACCCTATGGATATTTCTTGACTCGGCTCTTAAAAAAGTATATAATATACTTATAAATTAAAAAAAGGAACACCGAATGATAGTACAAGGAAGTATGCGACACACGACCAGCGGTCGCAAAAGAAAGACAAATGTATGGCGTAAGATAAAGCCGCTACCATTTGTATCACAATCGGTTAAAAAGCAAGTAGTAAAACTAGATGAAATACCTAGTAGTAAAACTACCAGTTATAAACCTATGGCAGACACCAGTTATAAACTGGAAGAAAGCAAAAAATTCACAGTAGCACCAGCGTATAACAAAGGTGCTTATCAAGTAATACCTAGAGGAGATGTAGAATGGATTGGCAAGTAATAGACATATATTATTTAGTATTTTTAGGCTTTTCTATTCACATGGCGTGGATATTTGGCAAACGAGAAGGAATATCTAGAACGCTCGACTTCATGAGAGAGCGTGGTGATATCGACTTTGAGGACTGAAAAATAATTCTTGACAAAGTGGTGTAATTTTGCTATAATAATATAGTGAAATTTGAAAAAATTAACAAAGAATTGAGCGCAGTTGTGGGTACTGCCGTAACAAAAACCTACATATGTCTGGCACGAGTAGGAAACATAGATTTCCGAGGGCGAGGTTAGGAGTTCTCTTTCCACCGAGAGACGGGTTTGTTAGACATAAAATTATAATAACAGCAGTATCGTAAGAACTGCACAGCGCGGACCGAAAGGACGCAAATAGGAGAAAACCAATGACTGGATTAACAGCATTAAACTTTAATGATTTCGACAAATTATTTGTCGGATTTGATCGCTTACACAATGAGCTAACAAGACGGAACGAAACTTCCCCTCTTACTAACTACCCTAGATACAACCTAGTGGCTATCGGAGAAGATGCATATCGCATCGAGATGGCGCTACCTGGCTGGAAGAAGGAAAACATTGATATAAAGCAACACAAGAATAAACTTACTGTCGAAAGTAATGAAAAACAAGAGTTAGATTCTGATGAGGAACGCTACATCCATAAAGGATTGAGTGGTAAGACCTTTAGTAGAATCTTTACGCTAGGCGATTGGGTAGAAGTATCTGACGCAGGTTTTAAAAATGGTTTATTAGTAATTAATCTTCAGGTCAATACACCTGATGCAGAGAAGCCTAAGACGATAAATATAGGCTAGGAGAACGAAATGCAAACAGCAAAACGATTCTTGAATCGTTATGCCAGTGTGCAAGCGTATCAAGAAATTAAAGCAAAATACTGTCTTGACGGACAGACTTGTGAGGTAGTAATTATGTTAGGAATTATGATAGGATTTATGTGGGTAACCATGTTACCAATCGTATGATTATAACTGATTCTGCTTTGGCAAGATTAAAACAACGAATTGCCTCAAGTAGTAATGCTTGGGGTATTCGCCTTTCCATTAAAGGGGGAGGCTGTGGTGGATATACATATGAGTTAAGTTATGCCGAGAATCATGATTTAACTGATGTGGTATACCACAACATAATAGCCGTAGATATACTAAGTAATAGTTATCTGCAAGACGCCACACTAGAGTGGCAAGTAGACGGAGTACAAGAAGAATTTGTAATTCAGAACGACAAATTAGAAAGTGGACGCTGTGGCTGTGGCGAAAGTTTCTACACGGACAAAATATGAAAACAGGAACAAAAGGAATAGAATTAATCAAACACTTTGAAGGATGTGAGCTAGAGGCATATAAATGTGCAGCTGGAGTATGGACTATAGGATATGGTCATATCAAAGGCGTAACATCAGATAGTGTTATAACTCAAGAACAAGCCGAACAAATGTTAGTAGAAGAATTAAACGAGTATGAAGGTTATATCAATAATATGGTTACAATGCCTTTGTCTCAAAACCAATTTGATGCATTAGTATCGTGGGTATATAACTTAGGTGGTGGAAACTTAAAAGCAAGTACACTTCTTAAAGTTGTAAACTCAGGCGAATTTAATGGAGTTCCAGAGCAGATCATGAGATGGAACAAAGCAGGTGGGAAAGTCCTAGAAGGACTTACTAGAAGAAGACAAGCGGAGGCTGATTTATTCAGTGGAAATTAATTTTGACGGCAAATCCTATCAGATAGGACAAGATATGTGGGATGCAATGTGTTCCGCAGCCACAGAAAGAGAGATGACCATAGATGAGTATATAGCTGAAGCATTTACATTATTAAGGGAAGAAAATCAAAACAAAATTTAGAGCAGACCATTACACGCCGCTCATAGAAGAATTAACAGTAAAGCCTAGCGAAATCAATGGGTTGGGCTTACACACTTTGCAGCCACTTAAGGCAGGAATATATCTAGGTGAAACACATATTTGGGAAACCAAAAGATGGACTTGGATACGCACACCTTTAGGTGGTTTTATTAATCACAGTTCCAATCCTAACTGTTTTATAAATACAAATATACACTATCATGACGGACAACAAAGAGAGTTGTATACTGTAAGACCTATAGAAGCAGGAGAAGAACTGACAGTCTACTATACAGTAGGATATGACGATATATTATGACCTTAAAAAAACAGTTCACTAATGATACATTAGAAGAAGAACTTAGGGAGATTTGTTGTGAACAACAAAAGCAAATCAATCAACTTAATCAAAGCATTAAACAGCTAAAGAAAATGGTAGCAGAAGAATCAGAAGCCAAGTATAGAGCTTATGTTAAATTTGCAGACCTACAAAAACAGAGACGATGGCACAATGAAACAGACTTATAAAATAACTATATATTTAGAATCAGAAGGCGACCCAAAAGATTGGTTGCCCGAAGCATTAGATATCAACTTGATACCAGCTAAAATATATGGGCATGATGTTGAGCCTATAGATAAGGACAATCCAGAATACAAATGGATAAAGGACTTGTCCTGACCAGTCATAAGATTCATAACACAAGAATAGCCATAAAGTGTATTGAAGCAAATCAAAAAACCACTACTAGTGGTATAGCATGGCAACAGCTCGAGGACGAGTTAATCGTTCTTAGAGAAAAATTGGAGAATTTGGAGCATGGCACAACCTAGCGAACAATTTCAAGGCGACATGAGCCGAAACGAGGTTGAAATAGACCTTAATAAATTCATGGCAATGGTTTCTGAAATAGGGGAACTAAAAGAAAAAATTAGAGAATTAGAGAACGAAAGAGAACCAGACAATCCTTGGCAAAAGGCAATTTGGTTTTCACAGATGATAGACTCATGGCGTATATTTCCTAGAATGTTCTTATCAGTATATATGTATTTATTATATTATTGTACTTTTTGGTTCATGGAATTGGCAGTACCCACATTAGAGCAATCGGGGTTGATTTCGATAGTAGTAGGAGCAGGCGCAGCTTGGTTTGGACTCTATGCAGGAACAGCGAAAGACAAAATTAACAGTAAATAAAGGGTAAAAAGAATGAATGTAATAGTATATAGTAAAGATAATTGTATTTTTTGTGAGAAAGCAATATCATTAGCAACAATGAAAGGACTAGACTTAACAGTTAGAAAGTTAGGAAAAGACTTTGGAATGGAAGACCTCATGGGGCAATTTCCTAATGCTAGAACATTCCCTCAAATCGTCGTAGACGATAAAAAGATTGGCGGATACACAGAATTCGCTGAACTGATTAATGATTGAGATATTTCATAATGTCTTAACAGAGAACCACCGAGAACAAATCTATATGCACGCTGTCAATGCGGACTATAAAATAGGGTGGGGAGACACATCAACATTCGAGCATAGGCAGTACCCCTGTCTACACTCCGACATAAACAGAGCAGATTGGAGAGGATTAGATTTTATAGACGGCATACAAAATGAGCCTATGAAAGACTTAGTAAAAAACTTAGCTTTTGATAAAGCAGTTATAAACTTAGCTACTCCTTCTTCGATCCAGTTCCCTCATACTCATGGGGATTCCACAGTCATAACATACTATATTAATCCAGAGTGGAAAAAAGAGTATTATGGCGAAACTATATTCTATGACGATTCAATGACACATTGTATAGGCACAGCTTTATATGAGCCAAACGGAGCCGTTGTATTTGATGGGCATATTCCTCACTCAATTAGACCTGCTTCGCACATAGCTCCAAGTTATAGATTCAGTCTTTCGGTATTCTTCCGAAAAAGGAACTTCATTGAAGAAGCAAAAAATAGTACTTGACACAACCCTTAAATTTTAGTATAATAGTTGTATGAATATTTTTATACTTGACGAAAACATAGACAAGTGTGCTGAAGCACATGTAGACAAGCATATCGTAAAAATGCCCTTAGAAGCGGCACAGATGTTATGCACAAATCATTGGATAAATAAATATCTAGGACACATACCGAGGAAACTAACAAGTGAAGAGTGGGCAATTATCAAAGAAGCAAAAAAGAATGATGTACGGGACTTTCCTTACCTTCCTACTATGTACAACCACCCTTGTACTGTATGGGTACGTGAATCGCTCGACAACTACGAGTGGTGCTACTGTTATTCTCTTGCCCTCAACGATGAGTACGGCTTTCGCTACGGAAAAAGCCATAAGTCAGTGCGTGAAGTCATACTTGAATTACCAGAGTACAACATACCCAGAATTGGGCTTACACCATTTGTACAGGCTATGCCAGAAGAACTCAAAGGTGAGGACTCAGTTGAAGCCTACAGAAGATTCTACCACAAAGACAAAGCAACCTTTGCCGAGTGGAAGTTCAGAGGAAAACCCGAATGGTGGCTAGAGGAGGAAGCATCATATGAAAGTCGTATTACAAGATAAACCTTACATATCAGTATACTTTCCTAGTAACATGACGCAAGACAGTATAGACGCTTGGCTATCCAAGTGGTATTCATCACGAAATTTAACACATTAACAGGACAAAATGTACGACAGACCAATACAACAAAAACAATTTAATGACTACGCAAAGTTCGTAGTCAGCACGACATCAGACGAGAGTTTAAGTACTCTTAAATTAGCAGAAAGATTGCTAAAACTACAGACACATACAGAGACCGAGTGGTCTCAACTATTAACAGCTTCCATAGGCATGCAAGCCGAATCGGGAGAGTTCTCTGAAATAATCAAGAAGATTATATTTCAAGGGAAAGAATTTAACGAAGCAGAACGATTCCACCTCAAACGAGAGTTGGGCGATGTACTATGGTACTGGGTTCAAGGCTGCACAGCTTTAGGGTACACTCCACAACAAGTGATGGAAGAAAACATAAATAAACTCGAGAGTAGATACCCTAATGGTTTCGAAGCTATCCGTAGCGAAGTACGGAAGGAAGGGGATATATAATGATGCAGATGCTAGATATATTCCTGCATGAGTATAAACACGAAAACAGAAGTGCTGAAGTGTGGTTAGATGAGAACGGAGTTTTCGTTACCAGACACTTTAACGATAAGATGTGGATTAAAGATGTAATACATTATGGACACAATGAAATGTGGGCAGAAAATGCTGCTGAAAACTGGGCGTTAATGGGAGATATGACATGATAGATGTATTTATGACAATACTTTTAATACCTTTTGTTGCATTTAAGTATGCGTTCTCACTAGCGTTTTGGTTTTACTCAGTACAACTATTATTAACATCAGACCTATGGTTTGATATGTCGAGGAAGCTAAAAGACAAATGGAGATAAATCACAAATTCAATGAGGACATAATACTCACTAGACTTAGATACTATATAGATAGTACTTACAATCAACATTATGGACAAGGTAAACTACAAACTACTGAGATTACTTTTGACTCAGGACATGGAGAAGGTTTCTGTATTGGTAATATAATCAAATACGCACAGAGATTTGGGAAGAAAGAAGGTAGAAATGAGAAAGACTTATACAAAGTTATTCATTACGCAATAATATTACTAGGACAAATGCACAAGGATCAAGAGCAAGAACAAAGAGACTTCGAAGATCATATGCAGGACGGTGCAGAGTAGTGTTTAAATTACAACAAATGATAGGCGACTGGATAAATAGATTCTTAGAAAAAGGTTGGCAGAAAAATGCAGACAGACAGTTTCAAAACAAAGGAAAGTAAATGGCAATCAGAAAGAAAAAGCAAGAAAAACTAGACTATGACAATATACAGAGAGTAGCTGATGCTCTGTCTAGTAAAACACCAGTAACAAAGAAAGAAGCCTGTGAAATGCTCAACATATCATATAATACTACTAGACTAAATAGAATTCTAGATGATTACAATGATACTATGAAGCACAGAGAAACACGAAAGGCTCAGCTAAAAGGAACGAAAGCAACCGACATGGAAATAAAACAAGTAATAGAGTCGTACTTAAGTGAACACCCTATATCAGATATTGCACAAGGTATGTATCGTAGTTCTACTTTTGTTAAGAATATACTTAACAGAGTAGGCGTTCCGTTAAAAAGACCCGCCACAGAACAAGGGCAACTAAACAATACAGGATACCTTCCAGAAGAGTGTGTATCTGAAACTTTTAAATCAAACGAGAAAGTATGGTACGCAAGAAAAGATTTACCTGCACGAGTTATTAAAGAGTTACCAAATTATGAATCTAAGTATGGTAGTAAGTGCTACCAAATTTATGTAATAGAATTAACAAACTTTGAAAGTCCTTACTTTGGCTTTATCAAAGAAGGTGGTTACTATGCCACATCACTTGCCTATGACCTAGGCAGTTTAACACACTTACAAAAGTACGGCGCGGAAATATAAGGAGAATAACACATGGAACCATGGACAGTAATACTGTCTCTCTGGTTGACTACATGGCTTATGCTAGTATGGAGAACATACTTTATTAGTATGCGCATGATAAGTAACAATCCGAAAGGATCAATTATA